GAAAAATATCCATGGATGAAGCAAAAGCCCATGCTCGTCTTGCTTATGAAACATTCGACGCTCGTCGCAAAGCCTTTGAAGCAGCGCAGGCAGATACTATTGATTTGCTGGAGCTGGAACAGGAAGCAAAAAGCGTAAAGAAGTAAAGACCGACGACAGAAGGCTCACTGTAAGGAAAATTTTTGAAAGTGAGATATGAAAATGAACAGTATAAAATTATTCCAATCTGCTAAAATCCGTTCCGTTTGGAACGAAGAAGAACAGCAATGGTATTTTTCCGTAGTCGATATTGTTGGTGCTTTGACAGATAACGTTAACCCAACAGACTACCTAAAAAAATACGCAAAAGAGATCCCGAGCTTGGGACTTACATAGGGACAAATTGTCCCCAGGTAGCAATGCCAACTCAAAGCGGTAAAAATCGTCGCACCTTAGTCGCAAATACAAAAAGAACCGCATTCTCATGCGGTTCCTAAGTTTTAAATTTGGTCGGGGCGGCGAGATTCGAACTCACGGCCTCTTGTACCCGAATAACACAAAAACTTTACTTAATGCTATCAACTAATGCTCTACATCCCTTATTTCACGGCGTTTCTGGACGTTTTGACAACATTCCAAGAACTAACCAATATTAGCCGAAAAGCATCAAATTAAGTGATTTTGTTGACAGATTGTTGACAGCTTTTTCCGTTAATGGTTTGGATAATTATAAACTGCGCCTGTCGCTTTAGCCCTCCCAAGTAAAGTATCCTGGAACAGCACCGCCCTCACGCATATCCACGTGAACAAAGCCTTCCTCGACGTAGGTACCGACACCGTCGAAGATTTGCTTGCAAATATTAGCCAGCTCGCGTACGCCCATGCTGTCAACGTAGATATCTGCAGCTGTGCCTTTGACATGCTGGCTGTTCCATACGCCGCCCACAGCACGGTTATGATCCGGACAGCGGTAACCGCTGCTAATGTTAATCGGTCTGCCGATGCGCAGACGCAGACGTTCCAAGCCTAACAGCAATGCCATACTGATGCCGGTAACCGGTAACGTACCGCAGCAACGGCATGCAAATTCAGACTCAGCAAAATGTTCAGTTAACATAGTAATCACCCCTTTCTTTTTTTGATAATGGCTGCCAGTTCCCCAACAGCCTCAATACCTGCGTCCGACAGATTTTCGCAGATGCTCAGCAACTCCGTGATGACCAGATAGCCTGCCACCAATGGCACAGCCCACACAGGCTGATGTAACGTAAGCATCGCCAAATCTACCAGCACCGCGGCGAGCACGCAGAGGATATACACGATGACCTTTCCAACAAAGCGATGCTTCATCACTTCGCTGGAAATCAATCCTTCGGCGCGAGCTGCCTCAATACCGCCGATAATCTGCATCACGGACGGATTCTGCCCCATACACTGCAGGCGCTTATAAGACAGGCTCATCCAACGTGTGAAGCAGTCCAAAAATACCAACGCGGTAAAAACCATAAACAATACCGCGTGTTTGTGCAGCAAGACGGCCAAAATCGCGCCGATAACTGATTTGTAGGTGAAACCATGAGTTAAAGTGTGCGCCGCATTATATACGGCGTATCTTAAAGCTAAAAAATCCATTTAAAAACCTCCTATAATTCTAATGTAACAGCAGCGACTTCTTCCGTTGTCTTGCAGGCCTCTACTTCTGCCTGCTTCGCCCAGCCTGCTTGTTTACAGGTGCCGATATGCATCGACAAATCCGCCATCCACTGCATAACCTGTTCGGGCGTAAGCCAATATACAGATTTACTTTCTGTACCCTCAGCCACGCCACGCACAGGGCAGCCGTTAGGATACTTTGCAGCAAAAAGCGGCGTGCTGACATTGAGGGCTATACCTTGCATCGTAAGCTGCGTCTCCTTGTCGCTGTCATAGCGTACAGGCTCGCCGCTGGCACTGCTGATAAAGCCGCCTGTAATGTTGCTTGCTGTCCACCTGCTAACCTCTGACAACTTGCGCTGCTTTGCATACTCCAACGGCTCTACATCGGTATACTGCTCCCACAGGATACACCATGGATAATATACACGCTCGTTGTCCTTTGTTGGGTAAGGTGCGTTGACAATGTTTATTATTTTGTTGTTTTGGTCAACTATGCAAATCATTTATAACGCCCCCAGTTGTTTGATAGTGATTGTACCAGCCTCGCCGTCAACAGCGGCTGTTATAGTCTTATAACCTTTTGCACCAGCTATGCCACCAGCAGCACTAACAGCACCACTATTTTTTATAGTGGTGGATATGATGTTAATCGTTCCACCACCTCCACCACCACCAGGAGCAGTATAATATCGTTCTCCATTTTCGCCATTGCCACCATCGGCAGAAATCTTACTGCCTTCCAATACGGCGACCTCGGGAGCAATAATTGATATGCCATATCCGCCACCCCCGCCACCGCCAGACGTATACCCGGAAAGAGCCATATCGCCGCCGCCGCCACCACCACCATTGCCGCCATAATCAATGCCTATTCTAATACATGAGCTACCAGCTGCAGCACCTATGCTGCCATTTGCTCCGCCGCCTGCACCACCGTAGCCACCGCCCGTGCCGTCTTGCCCTGCTGTGGCCTCTCTGTGCTTGTCGCTATTTTCATCATCAGTCATCCAGCCGCCATCGCCACCCATCGCACCACCTGCACCGCCTTTGCCGTTCGCACCAGGACTGCCGTTGCCGTTGATAGTGCCTGCTATAACAACGCTACCTGTGGCTTTGATAACTAATTGCTGATTGACACTTACAGTCACGCCAGCTTTGATAAATACCCTTTTATAATTCTTGATTCCGCCAATAGTACAATCTGCTTCCGGAATAAAATCGCCATCACTGCCATCGCCTCTGTCAGTGTACCAACTAGGGTATTTTGGGGACTGCACAGCCGCCAAAGTGCCCATGCCTGTATAACTAATCTGTACAATCTTGCCAGCATCAACGGCAGAAAACTCTATCAGCCCTGTGTTCCAATTATCGTTGCCGTCTGCTTTGGTTGCATAATCGGGGCGGAACTCCCCCGCTGCAGGAGTTGCCGCAACCTCGGTCAATGCTGATGCAGTGACTGCACCTGTTGAGCTGTCTACCCATACTGCTCGGATGTTGCTCGGGTCTTGCTTCTCGGGAACCTCGTTCAATCTTATAACATAGGGCGATACACTTGGAATGATATGCGTTTCCGTCAAATTGATGTAGGTTGTTGTTCCTCCGTCACCTACAAACGGATTGATTCTAATATTACTAGGTTCACTCATTTGCTCGCCGCCTTTCCTGTTTTGTTTGTTGCCTGCTGAAGCAATTCATTGTTACGTGCATTGCGCTCTATATCCAGCAAATACTTGCTGATGGGAGGTGTCGGAGGCTCTCCAAGCTCCATATCACACGTAATTCCCTTATCACCGCTGACAGTGTATTTCAGCTTTGTGATGGGATATTTGCGAGCCTTGCCGTCTGTGTCTGTAATCAGTGCCTGACCATCTACGGACAGCCTGCGCACCCAGAACACTCCATCAGGCTTCGGGTAATTAAGCTCTACACCGCCCACCTTAGCTGACAGCTTAGGCTCTTTCACCTTGTCAAGCTCTGACTGCCCCCAACGTTCTGCGTCCGCTGCTGTGTATGCTGTTGGTAATGTCCACACCGCTTCAGACACGCCGTATTGCTCTTGGCTCTGCTTATCCTCTACTGTTGCAAGCCAGCTCTCGCCTGCTTCGTCCACACTTGCACCCTTGATGCGAGCGTAATTCACTATCTTGCTTATATCTTGGTCGGGCAGGAAACTGTTCAAATGCACACCCACCCAAAACCGAGCCTCTTCGTTTATCTTGTCAGTGCGTGGCTTGAAGTAAAATTCGTGGTATTCATCTACGCCGTAAACAAAATCAGTCGCAAATTCGGAAAGCTGCTCTAAGGCTTCCTTTGCGCTCACACCATCGAAAACAATCTTGCTTATGCGGTAACCGACATTGTAAATCTTGCTGCCGTTAAACACGATACCTGTTTTTCGCTCAACGAGCCTGCAAATCTCTCTTACAACATCAGCTATTTCCCTGTTAGTGTATTCGGCAAATATCAGCACCTTGCTAAGCTTATCAAAAAAGCCGTAGCAAGTGATTTTAAAATCTGTAGCAGTGCCGCCGCTGTCAGGACGTGTCAAAACTTGCCCACTGTACCAGGGACGCTTATCGCCGAACAAATAAATATCTACACGTTGGCCATACATGATTTCCGTAAACGCAGGGAACTGCTTAAACGTAATTGTGCAGCTTCCGCAGCCATTCTTTGCAAGCTCAAACTGCAGCTGCGAGAACGGATTATTTTCTGTGCCGTTGGAAAATATGGCGGTCTTTGTGCCGTCCCTGTTGAAAAATATAACTTGAACAGCATCAGGGATATACGTGATACTACCTGCAGTTCCGCCTCCGCCTGTTCCACCGCCACCTGTGCCGCCTCCGCTTGTGGTTTTCTTTTTGCTTCCTGCCCCCCACACAAACGAGCCGTATAAGCATGATCCGAAAATAATGTTGCTCATGCTAACCACCTATTACGCCATTTGATAACCACCTTGCCCTCGCTGCCTTTAATCTCATAGGTATTCGTCCCAGGCTTTGCAGTCAAAAAATGGCCACTGAAAGCATTGATAGCATTGTTTGCATCACGCCGCACTGTTCCTGCTTTGGTGTCTATAGTCAATACTGCAGGATTCGTGAGCAATGTGTCAGCCACACGCATCGTCTTGCCACTCTCAATGTGTCTGAACGTCACATCAGCCATTGTCATTCCGGTGCGAGGAACTAAAGCAACGCTCAATGGTGTATCTACAGAACCTGCGTTAATAATTGTTACTGTTGTTCCCTCATCGGGCAATATATATCCTGCCTTGCTACTTTCGCTGTCTGCATACCTAAACGGGTCGGCCAATAATAACGTAATATCAACATCAGCTCGCTGCCCTTGATAGCCTTTAATCCATTTTGCTTTGCTGGATGCCATGCAGGATACATTATAAAAGCCATTGCCCACAGACAAGGTGTATTCCTGTTGGTAAAACAATCTTAGCAATTCATTCAGCCGCCAATCATAATCAGCTTGATTCGTTCCACTGATTAAAAAGCTCAGCTTAATCTTTTTGCCGTCTATATAGCCGTCGCCTGTGATGGTCGAGCCGTGGCTATATCCACGTTTTGAAGCTGTTGCTCTTACTGTCAGATCAGCGCATGATTCCAGGCTATACCTGTACGGGAGCTGCTGGCCATTGATAACAAGCGGATAAGTCACCTTATCGTTATATTTTGCTCTCATAAAATCACCCCCGCATACCCATTGCAAGTGTATATTCAAAATCTGCCATCAATCCGTCATAGTCAGTGCCATTGTTAATGTCGCCGTAGTTGTTAAATTCAACCATAGCCCCAGTACTGCCACCGCCGCCAATGCTTACTGCTCCACCTACTGCATAGCCATTGTTCAAAGCATTCAGCAAGGGCAGTCCTAGCCTGCGTACAGCCTTAGCATTGATAACATATTCGCCATTGCTAAGCATTGCAGGTATGCTATCACTTGTGCTTGTGCCTGCACCAAACACAGGGCCACCATTCGCCTTCTGCATAATGTTTCCGCCTGTTATACTGCCCATGCCAATTGCGTTCATCGATATTGTCGCCGCTGAATATGCTGGCGGACCTGTTATCGGGCCAAGTGTGGCAATACTCTTTTGGACCGCTGCAGGTACGGCCGCTGATGCTTCCTTCGCACTGTTGGCTGCATTCTCTCCGGCTTGCTTTTTGCCAAGCAACTTTTCCAGCACGGCCGCTGCCTGCTTCTTAATCATGAACTGTATAAACATATTGACAATGTTTTTCGTGATGTCCTTGAACACATCGGACAGTTTGCCGCCCTCCGTGATAACATCAGCAATGCCACTTGCAAGCTGATTCTTAATTGTCTCGCCTGCCTGCAGTTCAAAGTCAAGCATGTTCTGTTGGCTCTCCATACGCCAATCAAGTAACTGTTGCCGTAGCTCCTGTTCCTGTTGCAGTGCAACCATTTTTGCCTCCTGCTCGGAATTGAGATATTCCAGGAACTTTTCCTGTTCCTGCTCATTGAATGCAGCATTCATATCAGCCTTCGCTGTCTGCAGTGCTGTCTCAAGGCTGATGCTCTTTTCGTATGCCTGCTGGTCAATAGCATCTTTCAATGCCTGCTCTTGCGCAAGGCTTGCCGAATACAACGCATTTCGCTCATCGTACAATGCTTTTGCTTTGGCTATGCTTTCCGCATTGCCTGTACGCTCTGCGCTTGCTCTCAACGCCTCTGCTTCCTGCACCGCCTGCAGCTGCTTGCTCAACATCTCGTCAACAGCCTTCATGCGTGCTTGCTTCTCTTGGTCAATCTTGGCGAATACTTGGTCGCTGCCCTTTAGGCCTGCAGTCGCTATGTCTAAGCTCATCTTGTCGAAGTCCTCTTGCAAGTCCTTTGTTGCCTTGCCCGCTCTGGTCAAGGCTTCCGAAACTCTGTTGACTTCGCTTTCAAGCTGGCCGAACTTCTTGCTACCAGCCTTGCCAATGCTACTACTATCAGACGGAGTAAATAATTTTCCGTTGTATGTAGGCTTCTCCTTTTCCGGCTGTTTCTTCTGTTCTTCTGCAGGAGCATCTCCATAACTACCACCGCCACCGCCATGACTGCCATCGGAAGAACTTTCTGTTGTGGCTCTTTGTTTGGCAGCAAACACCTGTCTAAACCATTCAATCGCTTCTTGCGCCCATGCTCTCACGCTTTCAATAGCCTTGTCCAGCATCTCATTAAAATCTTTGAGCCATTCAGGGCAATACCCTGCTATTGTCTCAAACATCCAGCTAAACACTTCTACATTAGCCTTTCCCAGCCACAAGAACGCTTCTGCTATTGCATCGCAGATAATAGCAACAGTTGTGAATATTGCCTCCATCCCTGCACTGAAAGCATCTCGAATGTTATCCCAGTACACGATCACACCTGCAATAGCGGCACCCACTGCCGCAAGTCCTGCCACAATCGGAGCAGTTAAACCAATTGCCGCACCCATTGCAGCCACTGCAGCCACAAGTGCAGCCACAAGTGTACCGACAATTATTGCAGAAAGTGCACCAATTGCGGCAATCACAGGCGCTGGAACACACTCTTTGATAACATCAGTAAAGCTTTTCCCTGCATCGGTCGCTTCCTGCATCTTCTTTTGAAACTCTCCGAGCTTGTCAGAAACATCCTTTAGGATGCCTTTGATGTTAAAAGCTTCGGTCATATATTGACCAATGGTTACAGATGTATTCCCTGCGGTTTCCTCAATGTTGGCAAGCAGGCCAGCCACTTCATCAGATGTTTTGCCCATCATACCGCCGAACTGTTCATTCATGCCTGCGACAATGGTCTGCACGGCCGCCTTAGAGTCAATAGCGCCTTTAGAACAAAGGTCTTTCATTTCCGCTACTGTTTTGCCTGCGGCCTGTGCCAGCATATCCCATGCGCTAATACCTGCGCTAGTAAGCTGCATCATGTCCTGCGCATTGAGCTTGCCACTGGTCTGCATCTGTCCTAGGGCATAAGCAAGACGGCTTACGCCTTCCGTGCCCATACCTAAGCCGCTCGCTGCATCACCTAGGCTCGTAAGCATAGGAATGATTTCCTTCGCTTGAAAACCAAACGCCATTAGTTGCTGTCCTGCCTTCACAACGCCAGGAACATCGAAGGGAGTCTCTGCGGCAAACTTCTGCAGGTCTCGGAGCATCTGTGTACCTGCATCCGCAGATTTTAACATGGTCTGAAACGCAATTTCATATTGTCGCATTTGCGCTGCAGCCTTAACACTTGAAATACCTAAATTAACGATACTGCCCGCAATAGTGCCTATTAAAGAGCCTAACTGCACCGCGCCTAGCGCACTCATGGACTTGTTTACACCGTCAAGCGCCTTGCTTGCCTTGCCGCATGCAGTGTTGACCTTTGTTGCGCTGTCCTTTACCTTGTTGGCCATATCGTCAAACTTCGTGCCTGCAGTGTTGACCTTTGTTGCGCTGTCCTTTACCTTGTTGGCCATATCGTCAAACTTCGTGCCTGCAGTGTTGACCTTTGTTGCGCTGTCCTTTACCTTGTTGGCCATATCGTCAAACTTCTTGCCTGCATTGCTGGCCTTGTTGCCTGTGTTGTCAATCTTCGCCCCTGCATCGCTCGTAGCTTTTGCCGCGCCCTGCATGGCCTGCTCGAATCTCGAACTGTCTGCAGTAATCTCAACTTTAACTTGCTTAGCCATCGCTCTCACCCCCTCCATATAACTCGTCAAGAAATGCACGATCATCATCGGTTATTCGTCCGTCAAATCGCCCATCACTGAATATATCTTTTAACTTCAAAGTCTTTTTCGAGGACTTGCCAGCATAATTTGCAATATATACTGTCACCAATGCGGCCAGCATATTTTCCTGCTGTTGCCGTCTCCACCTGTACCCATTCCAGATGTTTATAACATCGGTTGGCGTCATGTATGCACATTCTTCGGGAGTCTTTTTCAGAATGGCGTAGAAAATCCATTCCACTTTAGAAAGCCACTCTGAAAAAGAAATTACTTCCCCTCGGCTTCCTCTTCCTTATCCTCCAGGGCAGTCAAAATCTCATCGAACGGGCCTCTGTCACTCACAACCAAGCCGCAAATACCCAATGCCGCCAACATTCTCAGCCGCAGGTCAATCATGCCATTTTCTACCTCTGCACAATAATCCGCAATCCAGCTATCAAGCTTGTTGCGGCTGATGCCTCTTTCATACACCTTCAACGAGCAATACAGGCAGGCAATAATCTCGGTAACGCTCCATTGCTCTTTCTGCATCAAAGAAAAAACATTATGGCTCGGCAACATTGCCTCCAGCTCTTCCAACGCTCCAATCGTGAATTTCGCTTCTCGATCTTCTCCGCCAATGTTAATATTTACGCTCTTTTTAATCACTTGTCATTCCTCCTAAAAAATAAAAGGGCAGTATAAAAATATACCGCCCCCACCCTTAACCTCTCGGGTCTTCCATTGCATCCTGCGTCTTCGGCGCACCTTTGCCCTTCAAAGTGACGCTCAGAATCGCTGCATCGTCATGAGCTGCAGTTTCTTCCATGCTAGTAATGCTATACCAGTTTATAATGCTTCTGCCGCCCTTGCTCCATCTCAGCAGGTGTACAGGCTCGTCTGCCTCAAACGCTGCCCATAATTCTTTCACTGCTGGCTCGGTAGGCTTTACAATCAGCTCTACAGTAAGCTCGGTACTCTTTACGCCTGCTTCCGCATCGCCATAGCCACCGCTGGTCTTGTCGGTCAGGTCAATTTCTTCAGCGCTTGCGCTATAATCTGCGCTGCGCTGGCCGCCAATCAGCGTCCATTTAGGGGCTTCCTCAGTTGCAGTTTCTCCATAATTGAGGAATACAAGCACATTCTTGCCTAACAGCTTTTCGCTGGTACTTTTCATCTTAGGTCGTACAGCCACCATGTTATACCTCCATATCATATTCGACTTGATATTCCAACAGCATCGCTACCGCCTTTGTATTGTTGGCTACTGCACCAAATACAATACGCTTGACTAAGCCGTTGTCAATCATGCCACCTAAATCGTTATTATGCAGCACCTCAAACAGGGTGTCGCTCAAATCATCAATATCAGTTGTTCCATTAATATCCAGCACATAAATGCTATAAATTGCCGTTGCTGTGCATACATCATACGCATCTTGCTCAAAGGTAACCTCATCGCAAGAAATTGTACCCTCAACACCTTTGCCAGCGGAAGCACCTACGATATTAACGTTCCACTTCACACTCGGCACTGCTTCCTTGATAATTTCAGCAAGTGCGTTTGTAACTTCTCTCGCTCTGCTCATCGGTTAACCTCTCATAAGTTTAATAGTAAAACGGCTAGCACAGCCCGTACCTGTAAAATCATTCGCGTTAATCGTGGCAGCTAACATCTTTACTTCCTTACCGTACAGTTCAGCCTTCTGCACAAACACATCATCATGCCTGCTTCCGTCAAATGTCACGCTTGCATCTGTGCCAACACTTGCCACAGCACGCATATAGCAGGCGTAGGCAATGCCTAGACGCTTTACACTGTGGCTTATGGGCTGTTGAATCGTGGTAACACCATATCTCGCAGCTATGCTTTCTAAATATGCGTTAGCCTCATCAACATCTTCTTGTGTGACTAGCAGGATGCTGTCTGTAATGTTATCAAGTGTAATAAACTCCATTACAAGTCCTCCACTAAATTATCAAGTGCTGCCTTAAAACGCGCTTCTATCGTCGGCTGCATAACATCAGCTGCCGTATAAAGAAAAGGGTCCGCTTTTATGCCAGGGTGACGCACACGCTTGCTGAAGACAAATTCCTTGTTTATGGCAAAGCGCAGCACCTTTTTACTGCGTGGTACAATCAAATGCGCCTTAGTTCCTTCATGCTGCCATCGCGCTATGTTGTTTGTAAGCATAACAGTACCTTGGTTGTCTTTAGCCAGGCTCATAATGCTTTTTTCAGTCATACCGCTTCTGGTAACGAACCGATGATGATCGCGCGCATATTCCCTGACATCTCTGACGGCCATTTTCACCTGTCTGCGTACCATGTCGCGCGTTTGGACCGGTGCGGCCTCGAAAGCACGCACCAGCTTATCAAATTCGTGCGAAATCTCTACGCTTTTCATTATTCTGCAGCAGTCTTATGTACGTAGATAGCACCTTTCTTGTTTTCCAGAACGAATGCATCATAGCGCACACGGCCTTCAACCAACCAGCCGTTGATACCGGGCGGGTTATCATGAATCTTATAATCTGCCAGCTTAACAGGAGCACAGCAGGCGATAGGATTAGTGATGATAAATGCGGTTTTCGCCGGCATGTAGGACGCAGGCACCACGATGATGGGAATGCCATCTACCATACCAACCTGACCTTTTACCAGCATATCTTGTGCCAGATCAGAAGCCTTGATGAAGGATTCATCCTGCTTCAGCAGCTTGAAGTAAGATGCAGCCACATAAGCAATACGGTTACCTAAAGGCGCTTTCTCGTCGGTCAGCTTCTCGGTGCCGTCGAGGAAGGCGCTGTAAGCGTTGGCCTTGGTGACTGCAGCGGTTGCGCTGTTCTTAGCGCCTGCAGCGATTTGTGCAAGACGATAAATATCCAGCTCCGGAATAATTACCTCATCAATCTGACGCTGTAAGGCTGCACCGGCTTCTTTCAGCATACCGGTGTCCTGATAGTTGCTCTTGTCGATGGTGAAGGTGAAGGAACGGTCCTTAGTCAAGGTCAGCTCCTGAACGGAATCCTCCAGCTCTGCCGGGGTACCATAACGGTTTGCGCCGGTAGAAGTGTAGTCATTCATGCCTGCGGTAGGAATAGAGTAAACCTTTACAGTCTGCACACCGGTGAAATCATAATCGTTGTTGATTGCCGGAGCGGTCAGAGCGCCAGTCTTGAAGCGCTCGTCAATTTTTGCGCTGTACTTATCTGCATAGTTAATAGCCATAATAAACAATCCTCTCTTTCGTCATTAAGAATTAAAGCCACTGAGGAACGGATCATCAGAACCGCTGCCACCGCCATTGCTGCCGCCACCGCCTGTACCGTTGGCCTTAACTGCCCAGCTGTTCTCCTTCAGCCAGCCGTTAACACCATCTTCCAGGCTAATTTCTTTGCCGTCAGTACCAGTATAGGCAAGGCTTTCATCGTCTTTTACAACGATACTGCCTTCCAGCAGCTTAGCCATGTTCTGCGGGCTCGCAGCGTTGCCCTTGGTCAGCAGCTCTACAGCCTTAGCCATCTTCATGCCGTCAAGACGCTTGGTCTTTTCAGCTTTGGCGGTTTCGGTCATCTCAGCCAGCTGCTTAGTGACCTTGCCAACCTGTGCGGTTAAGTCAGTAATCTGCTTTGCGACCTCATCAGGCTTTTTGCCGCCCTGGGCAAATTGGTCTAATGTAGTCTTAAGTCCCTTGGCTTTGTCTACCACATCGTCGCCATCCGCCAAACCAATAGCCTCTAAGATGCTTTTCAGCTTTGTCGCACTCTGCTCTCCTGCCGTGCGGTGCTTCTTAGCTTCGTTGTTGAGGGTGTTAATTTCGCCCTTGATAGCAGCGATGAGGTCAGCACCGTTCTCAACTTTTTCCAGTGCTTCGTAAACCTGTTTCATTTCCATTGTTCTGATACCTCCATATCATGGGCCTCCGCCCTGTATTGTGCCCTCTCCTGGGCAATAAAAAAGCGCATCTTGTGAAATTCACAAAATACGCTAATTATTAAATTATTTACTGCATAAAAAAAGCCCACAGCATAGCTATGAGCTTTTAAAGCATTTCAATTTCGGCAATTTCATGCTTAGCAATTTCAATAAGTACATTACTTTCATTTCTAATAATAATGCTTTCCTCTTCATCCTCTTCAATGGTTGGAATATAGTCAATAACGCTACCTTCAATCGCACAACCATCTAAGCACAAAATTTTAATTTTTTTCCCAAAAGTTTCTTTTAATTTCATATCATTCAACCTTTCTAGGATAAATATGACTACCAGTTTTAGAATAAACTATAACCGCTGCTTTAGTCCTCGTTTCTTTACCATTTTCATTATCTACATGAGTACCTATAAAATTATCACTAACAACCCTTTCTTTATTTTTCCAATTACCATTTCTGTCAAAAACAGCCTCACCAGTAGTACTCAACTCATCAACTAACCGTTGAGCCTCTGCTAAATCACCGTCCAAATAGCTTCTTCCGTCAATATAGCCTCTACTACCCTTAATATGCCTGTTTTGCTTGTTAGCATTAATGGTTTTAGAAATTTCGCCGAGCCTTAGCTTTTCTTTTATTATACCATTATCTTTATTAGCTTGCAATTTCTCATCAGCGTGAAACTGCAACATAAGTTCAAATACTCTGCTCTCCTGCTTGCCTAATCCTTGCCAGCCTCGCAGGTAATCCTGCCAATCCTTGCCGTTTTCCCACGCCTTCAAGCCTTTACGCCCCAGCACCTGCACTCTGCGTGACTCCGGCAAGCTATTAAGCCATTTGTCACCTGCCTCCCGCACTTGGTCGCGCTGCTGCTGCATATCAACTTCGCCTTCAATAACTTCCACGTACCGGCATAAGCAATGCGGGTGCACCGGCAAAGGCGGCAGCTTATCCTTAGGATATATACCTGCACCTAAGCCATACATATCAGCTTTGGCGTACATGTCGCAGATGTCGAAAACAGGGTGACGGCTGCTTAATTTGAATTTCACAGCCACAATATCAGCGTCTTTTTTCATCTTAGCTATAAAGCCGTCAGCCCATGCCCTCGCCATCTCGGTTCGGGTGATACGTTCGGCAACATAGCGGGATTTTTCGTTGATAGCGACTTCCACGGCCTTTTCAATAGCCTTTTCATTGCCTTTTTGCACTGCTTCCAGCAATTCATTGTAGGCTGCCTGCAGCGCCTTGTTGGGAGCGCCATTTCTGGCCAGACGATTTATTTTTTCAATGACCTGCCTTTGTTCAGCCAATGCCTGCAGGTCGTTGCCTGTAGCTTCCCTTACCTTCTGCAGATACTTTGGCAGGTCCTGCCTGCTGATAATATCCTTGCCGCCGTTATATACGTTCCGGCCATCTTCGCCATAACCGTCATACAACGCCCTTGCAGCCTCAGTCCAGGTCTTGTTCCGGCGCATCTGTTCCTGCAGGGTACTTACAATAGCACCTCGCATCTTCACGCCTACGCCATGCAGCTTTTCAGATAGCGTCATGCCGCTTTCATCCCATTTGCCAGCCAGCTGCTCGCCCATCAGCTTGACCTGCGCCGAAGTTAACACGCTTGGAACAATGCCATAGGCGTAAGCAGCTGCTTCTACAAGTGCAGGCTGCAGCTCCGGCAGCGTAGACAGGTTAGGATAGCGCTGCTGTACTTTAGTAATGGCAGCTTCCGTTTTTACGCCCTTAGCCAAAAGCCTCATCAGATACTTGACTGCTTCTTTAGCTTCAATGCGCCAGCTTTTATTCAGTTTCTTAATCAGCTGTGCCAGTCTGTCCGTCGTCGCCATCATCGCCACCGCCATTATCACCAAAAGCATGGCTATAATCCAGCTTTTCCTGCTCCAAGTGCTCTTCGTAGGTCTTCACCAGTGCGTCAAAGTCATCAGCCTTAAGCTCCGGCAGATAGCTGGTAAGAACGCGCTTGAATACTTCCATGTTAAATTCATCGCCAAAGTTCAAGCCTTTAGCAATTTCAGCATTAGCAAGCTCCTGCTCAACCTCACTGATTTTGAAGTCATTCGGGTAGTTCACACTGTATTCCAGCGGCACACCGGTCCAGATGCTGAACAGCCTTGCCAGCTTCTCTTCCGCTGCTTCCACAAGGTCCGCAAAATCGGATAGAATCTGATTGGTTGCCTCATAATCCCACGCTTTCGCCTGCCCGCTCTGCAGCTTGCTGGAACCGGTAACGTTGACAACAACGGCCATACGATAAATTTCCTGCTGCAGTGTAGCAATCTGCGCTGCCAGCACCGTTGCAGGACCATCAGGCGGAGCGATGAACGCAGGCGCGTGGCTGCTCTCTGGAGGATATCCCAAGGCATTATTGGTGCCGATGTTGATACTGTCCGGGTCACTCGAAGGGTAACACAGAACGCTGAAGGTCTGATTGACTAAGATGTCAGCCAACCAGCTGCACATATTGTAGATAGCAAGGTTCGTTTTAGCTATGCTAAGGAATTCACTAGGCGGGAAGGGATTGTGACTATTCCTCACCTTGCTAACCAGAGGAATAACCGGTACGCGCCCAAGATTCCAGGTTCCGCTATGCTTGCCTTTGCTGTCGATAAGCTCCCAGCCTTCTGCCGTCAGCGTTCGTGTCGCCATCGTCTGTTCCTGGTATGCATCAGGCTCTACGAAAACAAACTTTGTGATACGTCCCAGCTTATCCTGACAGATTTCCTTTACGGCATTAAGGTTAACCACAAAAGCGTAAGGCAGGTTGTTGCGGTCCGCTTCCAGGTCTGCCATGCGCATATCCTCAGTATCGCCCTGAGCCTTATCCATAACGATATAAGCGACACCCTGCAGCTTCGCACTGCATGCAGCCTGCTTCATAAGGTTCTGGATGCTGGTGCCCAAGAAGTCAACATCCTTACTGAAGGTTTCCCACAGCTCCGAGCCTGCGCCGCTCCAGTCACGCACAGCCAACGTTTTGAAGATTGGCGCTACATGAGCATTAACGCAGGGCGCGAGATAGTTAAGGTAGTACGCCAGCTCGCGCCTCATGCCGTACTTTCCTGCATCCTCACGCGGGTGCTGGGTTAGATAGCTGCCGTCAAGAAAGCCTCCGCAGCCTTCATAGCCATCTTCCAGCATTTTGTATAATCCATGTTTATCATTACGCATTTTTTCACCTCTCTTAATAGTTGACGCGCATCGGTTTAGGCCTTGCCACCTCCACGATGTCCTCACACACGCCGGTCAAAGCATCCGGAGCATCATCGTGTGTGTTCTTGCCTTCCTTCTGGTACTTGCTCAGTGCTGCATAAAACTCCGGCCAGCGGTTCTTCCAATCGCTCGGGAAATAAATATGCTCCATACACCACGTAGCATTAGACAAGATTCTTGCAGCCTTGTTCTTGTGCTGCGTAAAGGTTTCAATGGTTGTATGGTTGCTATGCAGCAGCTTCTTCACGTTCCTGGCGAATCCACGCCCGCCATTGTTGCTTTCGAAGCGTGCCACGTTCGTGCTGTTGCGTTCCAGTGCCCTCGCCGTTGCCGGTTCAGTAACCTCCATCGGCGCCTTTGTGTATAAAACATCAAGCACATACGCTTCATCCGCGAAGGTACGTCCATAGATAATGCAGCAAAGGTAATCGGCACCGGTATCAGCTGTATCCGTATAAGCACGAATCTGCTTAAAGGCAGGAAACGCGCCGTCATAGGTCTTGAAGCTACTGTACAGCCTGCCTTTGATATCAATAGGCTCCTGTTGGTAGTTGGCACTCCAAATATCAAGCCCCATAAGCTGCTTCTTTTCCATGCAGCTTTCAGCATCCAGCACGCCATCACAAAGCATGCTGCCGTCATCCTGCACTGCCTTCATGTTGATATGCACGATTTTGTCTGCCGGGTAGTATTCCAACACCTTACCTGCCAAATCATCACTAGCCCAGCGCGTCATTATGACAATGATTTTATAATTGCCCTCGCCGCGCGACAGCATAGTATTGGTGAACCAGTCCCAATGCTTTTCCTTGACATTTTCGTTATAGGCTTCTTCCGCATTCTTGATTAAATCGTCTATGATCATCAGCCTGCAGCCGAAGCCTGTTGCCGTACCGGTTGGCGATGTAGCAAGGTAACTTGTCTGCTGTCCTTCAAGGCTCCACAGGTTCATAGCGCCGTCGCCACGCTTAATTTTGGTGGCGGGGAACACATCACTATAGACCGGCTTATAAATATCCGCCTTAGCCTCGCTGATGCTGTCACGCACGTTCTTGCTGAAGCGTGTTGACAGTGTTTCGTTATAAGAGCCAATCATAACCTGCAAGGTGTTATCCCTGCCCAGCGCCCATTCCACGAAATTGCTGGCCGTGTAGCTTTTGCCATGACGCGGAGGCATGTTCAGCACAAGTATTTTCTTGTCAGAAGTCAGGAACCATTGCAAGGTATCGCAAAGCTCCTGCAGGTACTTGCGGTCGCTGCGATAGAAGTCAGGGTTCTTCAGCTGGGCGTAAAAAAAGAACCTGCGTCTTGCAAGTTCTATCTTTGCTCCCAATGTTATCAGCTGCTTATCCATCCATACCAGCCAGCTTTTTCAGTTCTGCATCCGTCAGCCCTGCGAACGGATTGGCAAGCTCACCGGAGATTTCCACGTTTTCTTTAGGCTTCAGGCCTACAGTATCGCGATAAATTTCAAACGCCTTAATGTTCCCGCGTCTGGCCTTAAGCTTCAGCGCATCCAGCATTTCCTTACGCTCATCGTCGGTCGTAAAGTCTGCATCCAGCTCACGGAACGACTTCAAGCGGCGGCGTGCTTCAGCAGATGCTTTTGCTCCCTTAAGAGCACGTTCTCGAAGCTCTTTCGAAGTAAAATCATCAGGCTTCTTTAAATTAGCCCGACTTTTCGGGTTCTTCCCTCTTGGCATTTATCTCACACCACCTTAATCCCACATCATCAATAATATCCCAAAATTCTTCCACATCATGCGGCACAACATAGAAGCCTGTTTCGTCCTTCTCAAAGTCAATGCCCACATGATGCAATTCATGCCTTAATAATGTTTCTAGCTGCTTTTCGCTAAAGCCAACTACATTCGGCTCATAGACCACAATAAAAAAATCATAGGGACAGCACCAGCTATAGCGGTCGCTCACTAAGTTGCAATCAGCAAATATCGTCCGCTTATTGCGCTTCTTTTCTTCCAGGCTGGATAAGTAAGCTATTTTCACATTAGCAGCCTTTATATCCGCAAACTCCGGCAAGGTGCGTATAAGCCTGTTGGCTATCAGCCTATATTTTTTACTATGCTTCATGTAACACTCCTTTACTAAATCCTCGTATAACAAAAGCCGCCTACATCCCCGTAAGCGGCTTCACTAACAAAAAATTTAATTATTACTTACTCCAACACTGAAATTGCAACAAATATTGTGGCAACATATGAATATTAAAGAATCTCAAGACTATTACTATACCAGCTATGAATAGCATAATATAATTCAAGCTTTTTATATTGAAATATTTGATTTCCATATCATTCATTTCAAAAATCAAGCGTATCATCATGTACACTAAATTTAAAATTATAAAACCTAGGAAATCAACCACTAATATCAAACGATATATGCTTATCGAACCCATATTTCTCAACACTTCATTTGAAAAATTTAGTCCTCCAACAAACGCAACGACTATCGAGGAAAAAATAGCAAGAATAGTTATATATTCTCTCTCTATTCCTTTGTTTTCTTTACGAATCCCCTCTACAACCTCGCTCGTGCCAGTTCTAAGTATGTCCTTTACATTCTCAATTTGATGTAATGCCAATTGAAAATGGTCATAGATTTTTATGACTATCTTCTTGCAATCATCACTTATTTCAGCATTTTTTACGTTACCATAGTTCATCGTATACTGAAGTAAATTATCGATATTAGTTGCAAAAATCCCTCTTCTTTCAATGTCTAGTGAAAATATATAATTGCTTATTTCTGAATACAAAATTCTTTCTATCTTGTTCTTTTCAGATAAATAATCAGTTATCAGTCTTATAGTGCATTCTGGCTTATATACATTAGATTTAACAGATAAAGATTTGCAAATTTGGTTGAGTTTTCGTATGCTAAAGTTCAGACTATTGTTTGGTTTAGGCGAAGAATTTTCCCCTTTACGCAAAACATTTAATTTGTTTTTTGCTTTTCCATTTCTGTTAGTCATTGAAAAATTCCTTTATTGACTCATTTGTTATAACATTATTTGCAAAGGGAACATACGCGTTCTTCCAAGGATCTTGCGAATGAGTCAATTTAACTAAATCCGTCGCACTAAAATCCTTAAACTCATCAATAACGCTTTCTATATTTCTTTTGTCACAATCATCTATAGAACTATCATCAAACTTCTTCACTTTAACGTCAAAAATATTACCCATAAAATAACTATCAATTTTAGGAATATTACCACTGCCAAACTGCTTGAACTCGTGATACACAACAGGTACAACAGGCCCGAAATCCCATGCTTCAATGCAATCAGAAAAGCACGGCTTATTAACTGTAATCAAAAAATAAGCCTGTATAAAATATAAAATTTTTTGTAATTTTAAATTAGAAATCCCATATTCTTTCTTATTGCTATAATTAATGGCAAATCTTGCAATCAATAAAGCTTCGTACATCTGACCTGCCTCCTTTCATGCTATGTTCGTTTATTATATTATAGCATGAAATGTCAACACGTTGAGTGACGAAACCGAAAAATATCACTTACGCCTGGCAAAGGCAGAAAATATTTTGCTGGCTGCGGCGCTTGATTCTGCTTTATCCACCAATTAAGGAATTTCCCACGATATTACAACAGTGCTAACCTAGTGCAACCTGTGCTTTTACGTGGTCAAGTATCACACCAGCATATAGTTAAAATTAAAAGGCAGTCACCGCAGTTTCTGCCCCTCACTACTTCGCCCGCAGGCTTTTCGTTGTTCTTTATGTGGTGCGTAGGGCTGGAATTGCACCAGCGTTGTATCTTACGTCACGGATTTACAGTCCGCTGCCTTCGCTACTCGGCTCACCTACGCATATAAAAGCAGGGGATGAAGGAATTCTTGACGCCAGCTGCACAGCTGCGCTACGAATATTTGCAATGTGTCCTATTCGCAACTTGCATCTACTCCCATTCGGGAACCTTGCCCCTGCACCCGGGTATCTTTAAAATCTTACCATAACGCCACCCATGACATTATCAGCTCTGCCGGCTACCCAACCGCCAACACTGCCTTTCATCGGGAAGCTAATCACTCCCACAGCACCGTCTTTAGAAACACCGGCACCAATGCCCCAGCGCCGCGTTTTATCAACTGCCGGTATCTTTATATTAAGGTCCGTGCTGCTGGTCTGCGTCAACGTCAGTTTATTCTTGTCAAACATGTACTGTTCATTCTCTGCTTTGGCCACAGTGAAGTCCTTGTCATTAACCTTAACATTCAGCACCGGCTTATTGAGCTTCACCTCAACATCTGTTTTCTCCGGTTCGCTTTTAGTGCTGCCGTCAGCAGACTTGTAGATAACAGTTTCTTTAGGCACATAAGCGATTTCCGTTTTCACCTTGTCCCGGTATTCGACCTGGGTAACTACTTTTGTGTCAGGCACCGGGCAGGTATGCAGCACTCCGCGCAGAACGAAACCACCGGCAAAGGCAAGCGCAGCAGCTATTGTTAAAACTATTTCGTTTTTCGTTGTCACTGTGCCACCTCCCTTACCAAGGCATAGTAAAAGCCCCACCGCCATTACAGCAGCAGGGCCTTGCTCCCTTGCGTCTCTTGTTTTCTTCTCCGCTTATTATAATTATATCATAATCGGATACTGTCAAACAATGTCACAACATATATTTTTACGATTTTTTATTCCATCTTTGAACTATTTCAAGGAAAAATTCCCCGTCTCTCGCCAGCTCAAATCTTTTACAGCATGGGCAGTAAATCTCTAAAACACCTTGCTTATTAAATGCACACCTTGGCTGCATGCCGCAGCAGTCATTGATTTTCAGGTTCAGTTTCTTTCTTTTCTTCTTCATCCTGCGCCAGCCTTTCCAAAATGGCTGCATGACGGCGGTGCACGCTGCGCCAGTTGATTCCCATGCGTACAGCCACTTCTTCCCACGTGTAGTTGCTGAAATAATACATTCTCAGCATCATCTGGTCTTCAGCAGGCAGCGGTTCAATGGCCTTTTCAATATCCATCTGCAAACCTACCAGCGCACCAAACTTTTCGTAATACAGACTGCGCAGTTTATCAGCCTTGGCAATGGCATTGGTTACATTGTCACGCCCGCTATTGCCGCCACCGGGCATACCTGTTAATTGCGAAATTCTTGGCGAGGTCATCATGCTTGTAAGCTCGTTCACCTGGTCCTGCAAGTCCATTATCTCCATTTTCAGATGCTTGCATTTACGCAGATCATATTTTGTTATCAAGTTTTCACCTTCTTTTCTAGTTTTCCACGCCAGTATCGTACTTTGCGTACTGATTCCAGCAGAAAATATTTATAAAGAGAACAGCGGCATTTTCTGTATGCTTTCCACCAATGCTTTAAGCTTTTGCACCAATAGCCGATTTTATCTTTAATTATTTCTTCATCGGTTTTTCTATTCATTACGCGCCCCTTAGCAATGATACACTTTTTCTAATCCCTTATCCGTAACAACCGTAATGCTAATAGGGAAGCCCGACTTGTCAACCGTAATCGGCTTAAATCTCATGCCTTTAATAGCCAAATTCGTTTTATGGTTTTGTTCACACTGTTTACATGCAAATTTTTCAGCATAGTCTGTGTGACAAAATTCACATGTATAAAGTTTTTTCTCTTTCATTTTTTCAATCCTTTACACTTCTTCAAACAATATACCTGGATACTTATACAGCAGCATTTTCCGCTTCAGCAAATATTCCTTTGTTTTAAAGCCCTTAGTGTCAACCACTACTGTACGCCCATCTTTATACTTGACGACAAAATCAGCAATATACTTGATTGCTCTTTCGGTTTTGCCGGAATGTCTGAATTTAGGCTGCAACTCGAACGTTACCTGACGTTCAAAATCTATAACCTCGCCTGCCATGCGCAGTATTTTCAGTTCGCAGTAGTAATTTTTCTCTTTGATGCTGTCAAAGATGATGCCATCACATTCAACTTTTTTGTTATGGTATTTCATTCCTGCTTGCGTGTCCTTTCCCAATCCGCCAACGCGTCCGGCGTGCCAAATTCTTTTAACAGCTCACGTTGGCATTTTTCGCAGTAAACCGGTCGCCCGTTATCGAAAATGCTCGACACAGCCTTTTCTTTATCGCACCACACACAAATTTCACCTGTGCTAGTTCCCATGCTGCACACCCCCTAAAACGGAATCTCTTCATCAAACGGCACCATCTGGCCAAAACTTTCCATGCTCTGCGGTGCCGGCTGCTGCACTGCCTGCTGCTCCTTACGTTCGATGAATTCGGCATGGTTGACGATTACTTCAGTTACCCAGCACTTGCTGCCGTCTTTGGCATCATAGCTGCGGATTTGCAGGCGACCTTCCACCAACAGACGTTGTCCCTTATGCACGTAGTTGCCGATTGTTTCTGACGTCTTTCCCCACGTTACGCAAGGGATAAAATCCGCTTCACGGCTGCTGTCTTTAGTGTAGGGGCGGTCAACAGCCAGCGTAAACTGTGCTACGCAGGCACCACTCGGGGTATATCTGATTTCGGGATCTTTGGTCAAACGGCCAAGTAAAACAATTTTATTCATACTTTTCTTCCTCCCAAATATTTAATTGGTCTAAGTCAATTTTTCCAAGATTGATTTTCAAATCTCTTAATCAAATAATTCTTTTACATCAACGCCTAAAGCATCGGCTATTTTGTACAGCGTAAACAAATGTACATTTCCACTTTTTTCAATGTTAATCAGCGTTGGTTTGGTTATTCCAGTCATTTTGCAAAGCTTATATTTGCTTACTCCTAATCTCGTTCGTATTTTCTTAACATTTAGCATTTGACAAGTTACAACTCCTTCATTATAATACTAGGTATAGTATGTTTTACCCACACTGCTCTCTATATTTAGTATATACTTTTACACACAGAAGTTTGTTTCTTCGTGAAAGGATGTGATTGCATGAAGAAACGATATTTAATTACCTATGATTTAAACTCTAAAGGACAAGACTATGATAATGTAATTAAAGCTATTAAAGACGCTAGTGATGGTTGCTGGGCTACTTATTGGAAATCATCTTTTTTAATCCGTAGCAATCATTCTACCGCAAACGAAATATTTGAAACGATTAAGCCATATCTTGATCCTAACGACCGTTTGATAATTATGGAAGTTACCTCTAACTATCAAGGTTGGCTAAATGAAAAACAATGGGAATTTGTCAATAACACTATTTTTTTAGGATTACTAATACTTTCGGCATTATTTAACTCGGTAACGGTTTTTTCGTTAACGCCATAACTACTATATTTAATTGATAACTCAACTTCTGTGTTAAGTATTTTTACACCTGCGCTCGTAACTAAAACCATAGTTTCGGGCGCATATTTTTTTGCTAAAAGCTCAATTAAAGGTTTTATAATTTCGTATAATTCTTTTTTCTTTTTATTCATTATCATTCTCTCCTTTCAGCACCAGCCGCAGCGCCAGTACAATGACCAGCGCCAGGCAGATGGTTCCTGCCGCATTGTAGATTAACTCAGTAAACGGTATATCCATTATTTATCCTTTCTTTCATCATCCCGAAGGAGATAGCAACCACAATTAGGGCAAAAAATATAGTATCTTAATGTTGATTCCTTGCAGCAATCGCAATACACTTTGCCATTCTCTTTGTTCCAGACTGCCTTAGCTACTCTAACTCCATTGCCTGGAGTAACCTTGATTCCTACCAAATCCTCAACCTCGTCTTTCTCAATCTTTGAGCGGATTGCAGCGATGGCCTTGTGCAGATAATCAACATCTCCACTATCACACCACATATTCAGATTTAAACGCACTGCTGTAATAAAGGACTGGTTTTGCTCATCTTGGTTTTTATCCTCAACAACTTCATTTTCTTTAACAAGTTTGTCGATATACCAGCGGGCTTTTTTCAGGTCCTCAACGCCATTCTTCTGGCCCCAGCGCCACAGATATTTGATGGCATTAGCGGTACAAACAGCATCAATGCCTTTCAGATTAATCGTGGCCGCCGCCAGTGCGTCGATGCACTCAACACCGCCTTGTGTGTAGTGCTTGGGATGGTTTACATTGTCAGTCATTATTTATGCCCCCTTATCCATTTCTCATGTCTTGCGGCAGTTCCGGCTGTCGCTAAATTTTTGAAGTTGGCCTGTCTTTTAGCTTCCAACACTCTGTATTGCTCAGCTTTCCATTCGCTAAATGCATTGCAGATAGCATGGCCGCCTATGTTTCTTACTTCGCATCCTCTGCAGGGTGATTTGCCTACCATTTTTTCTTTGCCCCTTCTTCCTTTACCAGCTTGCCGTCTTTATGTGCCCGCCGTGCAATCTTTGCTTTATCATCACTGCTGAACGCAAGGCATGCAGGGCAGATGGTGATAATTTCAGCAGGATTAAAGTAGTAGCGGTTGCAGCTGCCGTTCTCCTGCCCGCACACTTGGCATTTACGTTTCATCTGCTCATCTCCTAAAACAATTCCTGCTGATTCTCAATTTCTTCCGGCACTTTGTATGTAAGAGGATACATATCAGCCATACCACCCTTCATCCGGCGCTCGTAGTGAACACCGTGCGGGGCCATGTAGTTGGGATCAACCTCTTCAGGCGTTGGAATGTAATATGCATCTGGCAGCTCTCTGTCTTTACACAAGCTCTCCAATTCTTCTTTGTAGGACATAATATGCTGGCGTTCAAGATTCATGTTTTCACCGTCTGGGTAAAAAGGGTCGCGGCAGCCTTTATTACGAATATACTCCCAGATTTCAAATGCTAGCAACAGCATTGCTTCCGCATGCTCAATCTGTTCTTCAAGGCTTCTTCTTTTTTTAGCCATTATTGCACCTCCTAAAATAAATCCTCTTTCGGCAGCACAAACCAATACTCTCCCAACGGACTAGGTGGGTACCACTCCCATTTATAGCCCTGCTCCTTGCAGTACATCACCAAGGCATCAGAATCCAGGCACATACGCCCGCTCTTTCTGTACTGCTTTGCTATAGGCTCAAATTTCGCACGCATTTCATCTGCAGTATAGTGTTCAAGAGCACGGCGGCCGTCGAATATAAGACGTGATGCAAGTTTTTCCGCGTGCCAGATTTCGCCACGGCGTTGCAGTTTTTTCTCTAATTCTTCATTCCACTCCATGATATCTACCTCAATCTGCTGTATCCGCATTTCGCCGGCGTGTTTAAGCACCTATCTTCACAAGTTTCACGCTCATAGCAATCTAAACAGCACATCCCATGCCTGCTTTTATAACAACAATTAGCAGGAAAAGGACACTTCAACGCCAGCAGTGCTTTATTTTTTGCTCTAATCGCTTCGCCCTCAGCCCTTTTAGCTTCTGCTGCCCTGCGGCGCTCCTTCAAAATGCAACCACAACTCTTTTTACCACCACGCAAACTATCACTATAAGCTTCGCAGGTGTTACCACAGTCACATTGGCAAAACCATAGAGGGGTTTTCCTTAGTGCTGTCTTTCGGGGCAGTTCTTTGATAACTACCAGCCGCCCAAAACGCTGCCCTGTTAAATCTACTTTTGCACTCATTTTTTCACCTCCCTACAGTCCCAAAAGCTCATTCATGCTTCTGAAATCAGCTGCTACCTTCTGGCGGCGACGGCTCTTGCCGGTTACTTCTACCGGATGGCACATCTCCAACACTCTGTCATAGATACGGCTGTTGCCGATGCTGTCGGGCTTTTTGATTTCGTCGATGCTCAGGTTGGTTGTGATGATCATCGGCAGCTTAGCCCGGTAACGTGCATCAATCACGTTGAACACCTGCTCCTGAGCGTATTCGCTACGGCGTTCCGCACCTAAATCATCCAGAACCAGCAGGTCGAACTGATTGAAGCTGTCGATATAGGCTTGTTTTTCCTCAATGCTCCACAAGGTATTCAGTACCCGCGCAAAGTTGGTCATCAGACAGGTTCTGCCGGAATCTATCAGGGCATTGGCGATGCAGGCTGCAGCAAAGGTCTTGCCGGTTCCCACACCACCATACAGCAGCAGGCCTTTGCCCCGCTCTCGGAACTGCGTAAAGTTGCCAACGTAGTTTTTAGCAGCTCTCATTATGCGCGGGTCCGCACCGTCATCAGCTGCAAAGTTCCAATGCTGCATATCGCTTTCAAGGAAACTTGCCCTGCGGTGCTGTTTGATGCGCGCCTGCCGCTTTTCAGCTTTGCGCTGCTGTTCTTCTGCCGCCAATTTTTCGGATCTGCACCGACAGAGGCACGGCACCACCTTGACCATACCAAGAAATTTGCCGCGGAATTCTTTCGGCGTATGGCACTTGCCACAGTAAAGCAAACCATCTTTTCGGTAATCACCCGGCGCTGGTTCTTCTGCTGCAATCATTTTCTCCGCCTTCGCAACAGATTCCATTAAGACCTCCGTTATGTTTTCCATGTACTCACCTTCTTAAAAGTATTTATCCAGATCAGTCATATCTTCACCGCCTGCATGCTTGGCAGCCGGTTTATCACGCCTTGCCCAATTGCGGATAGTAGCAAGGTGGTTTTTATAGCTCTTGCCACTGGAAGCCATATATTCAGACAGACGCTGTATACGCTGGTCCCAATCAGCAGGGAATTCAGTCTTCAGCTTCTCCAGATCATCGTCAGACAGCAGAACGTTTTGATATTCGCCGTGTTTATGGCGGGGGGATTTTTTAGATATACTCTTATTCTTATCTTTATCTATATCTATATCTCCTTCTATATCTATGCGTGGAACGTCCATGGATGTCCGCGGAATTTCCGTGGAATTTTGAGGCAAAAGCTTTTCCGCTTCCCTTTTTCTCCGCTTGCGTTCTCTGTCTTTTTCTCTTATCGCTGTCAGCCTGTCTGTGCTCTGGTACTTCTCCCAGCTTGACAGGAAAATCATATTGTTGATAATCTCTATCATGCCGAACTGTTCAAAGGTCTTCAGCGCAAGCCTTACAGTCGAAATAGGCTTGTTAAACTGCGTAGCCAGCATTTCGTCCGTATATGGGATTTCCTTTGTCAGATAGATAAAGCCGCCATCGTTGACATTACCGGCAAGGCAGAGCAGCTGCACCCACATCAGCAGAAGGCTGTCGCCCTCCGGCATGCTGCCAATCTGCTTAATCTTGCGGTTGTCAAACATATCAACAGCAATCTTTATCCATTTCACGTCCGCCACTTTATCAGCTCCCTTTCCATGCCGCTTTCAGGCGGTCAAGTTCTAAAGGTGTCATAGTTTCAACGCCCAAGGCCTTGGCTTCCTCAACCACAGCTTCAACCAGCCTGGACATTTCGGCGGTATCGTATGAGCTGCTGCCATAGTAGGCAATCACAGTCATATAACCACCGCGTTCACTTATCGGTTCCGCTAGCCAGCCAAGGCCATTAGCCTCCCAGCTGCGGATAAACCGTGCCGCACCCGCGCTGATCAGCTCCACTGTTTCAAAGCTGCCAACCTCGCGGATGTTTTTGCGGTATACCGTTTCCTTGGTAGCACCAATCTTTTCGCCTATCTTCTGGCACAGCTGCCACATGTAGTTATTGGCGTTCAGGCTACGCTTACGCTTCTGGCGGTCAATGGATATCGTATATGGCTTCTTATCGCTCTGCATCGCGTTCAGGACTTCAAAAACATCCTGCCTATACAAACTATCAAGCACCACCGTAAACTCTATTGTAGAGCCCATACAGGCCACGTCAGCTATATGTTTAATCTGTGCTTTCATCTTTGTTGCTCTTTTCAAGTAAAATTCTGCCGCATCCCTTGCAGATTTTGCCCGGCGTGCCGTCGTTGCTGTGCATGCAGTAAGAGCAGCGGTAAGCAAAGCTCAAAGCTCCGTGGTAATAGGTTTTGATTTTAGCATAATCTTGGCTTTTCATAGCTTCACCCCCTTACAAATAGTTCTTGCCAACTTCCGCCATCCACAAAGCATAACCGCTTTGGGTGCCGTACCGGTCCATGTAGCACGATTGTGCGAACCGCTTATAGCGCAGGTCTACGTCATGGCGCTGGTGGGGGCTGTATGCCCCCCGATGGTGCTCAGCGCACAGCCAGATAGTAAGCCCTAAGCGGTCTGCTATCTTGCGCCCCGCCGTACCATGAATTACATGGTGGCGTTCCAGGTTCAACGTAGTACCACAGCAGAAGCATTCTTTTCTGTCCTGCAGTATGCTCTTTCTCATACATCCGCCCGCTTTCTGAGGCTGTTCATGCTTTGCGCCCATTGCGCTGCTGTGATGTCTTGCAGCTTACTGAGCTTATAGCCTTGCACAATGCTGTCTACATCAACGCCCTTCTGCTTTGCCATCGTCTGCAGCTGCCCCAGCTGATAGCTGGTTACTTTTTTATTGCGCTTCACGTCCTTCGGCTGGACGGCTGCCTGTTCCTCGGTTCCGTGGCTTTCTTCATACTTGCTGTCCCAAAAGCCACGATACACATCAGCAGCAACGCCGATGCACTTCATGGCGTTGCCCAACGCGTCAGTAAGGCACATTTTATAGGCTTCGTCATTAGGAACAAGCCCGTTTTTGTTTTTCTCTACGATGAAGTCACCGCCGCAGCCGTAAACCGGTTCACTCCAGCCTTCTCCATCGTGATACATAAGCGCAACAGTCAGGAACAATAAAATCTGTCCGTCACCGCACTGGAATGTCTTTTCATCGGCGATGTTAAACTTCCAGCCAATACCGCACGGTCCGAAAACCGAAGTCATGGTTTCAATTTTCCATTGCGGATTAATGTCGCTTTTACCTTTCAAGTTGCCGCCCTGAATAGGCTTGATTGCTTCATCTGGCGGAGTGGCAAGCTGACTGTAGATTTTCATGTTATCCATAATAGACCGCCTTATTTAATCTGCAGGTTCTGGCGCTGTACCAGTTCGCAGCCCGGTACAGTTTCACCGGCCTTGATAGCCTTTTTGACTGCAACCTTGTCCAGTTCCGGATCTTTGAATTTAAGGAATTCTTCCGGAACATCGCCGATGCACTTTGCGTCAAACTCTACCGCTTCGCTTTTACGGAAGCTCATGGCCACTTTGGCAGTCTCAAACTTTTTGCCGTTCAGATAACGGCCCAGAAAGCCTTTAAGGCTTTCCGCCTTGTCCTTGGCTGCCTTTTCACGTTCTGCAAAAGCGTTCTTCTGCGCTTTCAACGCTTCTGCGTCCGCTAACAGGTTTTTATACCAGCAGCCCAGGTTCTCAATCTTCTTGTCGCGCTCCATTTCAAGAGCTGCGATTGCTTCAAGGTCGATGATTTCGCCGCTTTCTGTATCTACAACACGGCTTTCGTCCAATTTGACGCAGGCCGCCAGCTTTTCGTCTATATCAAACAGTTTCATGCTATGCCTCCTTTAAACTTACGTTGTTCACAATGTTCTGCAGCTCCCGGGTGGTAAGGCCGGCAAACTGATCCATGTTAAACATTTCTTTGGTGATGCCTTTTGCAAGCAGCTGATTTTGGAAGTAGTCCATTGTCAGGCCGTCATAATCTCTTTCGTTCATCTGCGCACCTCAATGGGAATCAGCACGATGTCACCCGGCTGAAGCGTGCCCTTAATGTTGCTAATCTCCCGAGCATAGTGAATGACCTCTCTAACGTCTCTGCTGTCGCCCTCGTGCTCCATTACAGAGCCCACCAAATGCCAGAGCGTATCGCCCTCTCCGGCAACGGTCTTAACAACATAATTATCAACCGGACGTGTTGCATCCCATGCAGCCCAAACGCAGCAGGCTGCGAGCAAAATCATAAGTAGCTTTTTCATGTTTCCGTACCTCACTATTCTTTATACTCGCATTGACATTCCTGGTTGATCAGGTAGTCTTGCAACGCCTGCGCCGAAACATAACGGTAATTTCCGCGCGGCACATAACGCAGCAGCCCTGCGTCAATCTGTTCACGCAAAAATCTAGGTCCGCAATTCAGCAAAACGCATGCTTCTTTCGTGGAATAAAGCAGGCGAGTTGGTACGTTCGCCGCTTTGCGTGTACGTTGTTCTTCTTTGGTCGGTCTTCCTGTTCTTGCCATGTTTGAATCCTCTTTTCTTGGTATTCTTCGTTAGTAGATTTTATACCAGACATCATTGTTGAAACTCCCCAGTCTCGTTATGCTGCGCTGGTCTACACTAAGTTTCTTGACGGTCTTCAAGGTCTTGCTGTTGATTGCTTCAAGGATTGGTGCAAGAAAAACGTATTTCCTACGCTTTTGGTCTTGCTGAATATGCAGAAGCAGTAAAGTAAAGGCTAACATATCAGGGCACTTCTGAAAGTTGCAATGATATGGGCGCTTCATCAGCCAGCAGTCACACATCTTAGCCAGCTTCTTGCCACATTTACTGCAGAAGTTTCCTTTTTTGACGACTTTCCCACAATGCGGGCAGGTCGTCATATTTTTGCCTTCCATCATCCTCACGCCCCGCAAAACTTGTTGATAAAGTACTGCTGGCCTTTGCCGGTAACCTTCGTAGTTTTGCTTACGCTGACGTGGCCGTCACTGTGGGAAATAGCCGTTTCCTTAATTTTGAACAAGCCCATTTCCATTGCTCTCTGTGTGGGGCTGTTGTAATCTGCTCCGGCACGCTTAATCAGATAGCCTTGCTCACGCATCCAACAGAACAAGCGCTTCTGACCAATCGGATGGCCGTTCTGCTTAAGAATCTTGGCCAAGTCACCAATCAGAATCGTGCTGTCCGACGCGCTCACCGCATCTGCAAACAGCACCTTAGGCTTCGCCGCCTGCAAGCTGGCTTCCGCCTGTTGCCGGGCTTCCTTTTCTTCTTTCAGCTCTGTTGCAAGCTTGATAAGAAAGTCCGGCGATTGGATAGCTTGTTTGATTACGTCATCTGTCATGTAAGCGCCGTGTTTGCGGATAGAGGGAATAACTTCGCCAGTCACCCATTCCTGAAAAGCTTCTGCCTGCGGTAGCTTGGAGCGCATCACGAGAGAGTACAGGCCTGCTTCGTCGATGATCGTTTTATTGGGATTACCAATACCGTCACGAATCGTTACGGTATTCTTATGACTTTCTTTCACATGATCGCAAAGAGCTTTGCGAGAATTGGTATACCCCAATGCTTCGCAAACGTCCTTGCCGACGAACCAAGGTTCATTATTTACATCGACAGTGCGAATTTGCCCAAATTCTTGGTTGGTAAAAATTTGTAAGTTATTCATAACGCGCTTCCTTTCTTTAGAAATCTAAAGTCTTATGAGAAAAAAAATAGTCTTCTACTTGCTCTAAAGGTATACCTAAAACCTTGCATATAACAAGCATTTCATCTTGCTTAAAAGGGCGCTTATTATTAAGCTTAAAATTAACAGTTGTTTCCGAAGACTTTAACGCTTTTGCCAAAGCAAGCTGTGTATATCCCCTTTCTCTCATTCTCCCAAGTAATTTTGAATAATCGTATATCTGTTTCGTATTAATCACCTCCCACTAGGTTTGTACCTAAGTATATCACTTTAGAAATCTAAAGTCAATAGAAAACTAAAGTTTTTCTTGAGTTTTGTAAAGTTTTGATGTATACTTTTAGCAAGAAAGGACGGTAATTTAATATGGATACCTTTAGTAATAGATTAAATAAGGCTTTAGTTTCTAGAAATATAAAGCCGTCAGAATTAGCTAGAATTAGTGGAGTAAACGAAGGTGCTATTAGTCAATATAGAAAGGGGCAATACAAAGCTAGCCAGCAAAACTTGGAAAAACTTGCCAACGCCTTAAATGTACCCATTCCATGGCTAATGGGAGCTGATGTTGCTAGTCCATTCGGTGTTGATGCTTCTGAAAATCCCCAAATTGTTACTTTAGGAAGGCTAGCAAAAGTTGCTAGTGACGAACAGTTAAGTCAAATCATCAATTACACAAAATTTATATTACAACAAGATAGTAAAAACAATGGAAAGGATAATGGTTTAGATGAAGATTTATAGAAAACAAGAAATTTTTTTATTAGTCGATAGCATGTATAAGCAAATAGGGAAATGCCAATTTCCTGTATCAATTAATTTTCTTAATTCATTTTTTTCGCGTTTCTATAATATAAAATATATAAAGTATTCAGATTTAATGAGCTCAACAAATAAAGATTTAGAAGGCATATGCACAACTCTAAAAACAAAAGATGCTCGTATTATTTTTGATTCATCCGAAAATACTTATTATATCTACTATAATGATTTTATGCCTAAAAATAGATGCCGTTGGAACATTTTACACGAACTAGCGCATTTGTACCTAGGTCATGCCATTGTAGAATTACGTGCACTGAATTTGGGATTAAACATTTCCGATAGTAAACAAAATGATTTTGAAGCAGAGGCAAACTTCTTCGTAAAATGCTGTGTTGCTCCTTATGCAGTAGTCGTAGGATTGGCTTGTTTTTATGAACAAATTTATGACGAAGGATTTTATACAATCCTTCGAGTATTTTTTAGATTAAGCAAAGAATCCTCTTTTTATATAGCTACGAATCTAAGTCAGCTTAAATATTTTGGATTAACTTCAAAAAACTTTGCTCCTTATATATCATATTTAAGAGAGAAACTTGAATTATTTCCAAAGGGTTCATTAAATAATAATAGTATTTTCCGTTATTATTACGAATTTTACCGTACAGAATATAACATCATGCAAACCAATAGTTTAAGCCAAAAAGATTCTTGGGAGTTTGTATCTGTGGAAGAGATACTTGCTGTTTTACGCAGTGAGTATGAAGTAGCATGGAGTAACTCATATTTAGCTTAAAAAGCATAAAATACCGCCAGCTGGATGCTGACGGTGGGGACGAAATTGACGATTTGATTGATGTTAAGCTGGCCAAGCTCCAGCGCAAAGCGGAAGAAGGCGCGGAGAGCTTAGGATAATACAATAAAGCCGATACCTTTATTTCGTAAAGGTATAATATAAACACCTTTAAATTTTCGCTTTTTTTAAAGGTATTCTCTTGATACCTTTATTTCGTAAAGGTATAATATAAACACCTTTAAATTTTCGCTTTTTTTAAAGGTGTAAATAAATAACGTTTCGAACAGTAATTAAGGAGAGATAAAAATGTATAATTACAGTCAACCATATAATGATTTACCAACACTTCCACCTGTTGAAGACGTTGAAACGAAGGTTATTTTAAAAAAAGCTATTTCTGCAAACAAAGCATTAGCAGAATTAAGAGGTTGGTCATTCACTCAAGCTAACCCATTTCTTTTGCTTCAATCAATTACATTGCAAGAAGCCAAAGCATCTAGTGAAATTGAAAATGTAGTAACTACGAACGATGAGTTATATCAGGCATTGTCTGCGCCAGATACAGCCAACATTTCAGCATCAGCGAAAGAAGTCATGCATTACAAAGAAGCACTGTGGCAAGGTTATTCTTTGATAAAAAAAGATTATCCTATTACCATTAATATGTTTATTGACTTATTTCGCATTGTAAAAAGAAGATCGGACGGAATAAGAAAGCTTCCAGGCACGTGTTTAAAAAACAGTTTTAACGAAGTAGTATATACACCGCCCGATAACGAAGGCGATATACTCCGGCTTCTATCCAATTTAGAAGGATATATTAATGTTGATGACGACGATATTGACTTATTAATTAAGCTGGCTATAATTCATTATCAATTCGAGTGCATACATCCTTTCCCAGACGGCAACGGCCGTGTTGGTAGAATTATCAACGTTTTGTATTTGGTTCAAAAGCAATTGCTGAATTTCCCTATTCTTTATTTATCTAAGTATATAATCGAAAATAAAACAGCCTACTATAAAGCTCTTAAAGGTGTTACTGAAAAAAGAGCATGGGAAAATTGGATCATTTACATGTTAGATGCTGTCGAAACTACAGCCATCACAACGCTGAACCTTATAAAAGAAATTCACAATTCGCAAGAATCCAGCAGAAAATTTATTAAAGCTAACCTTCCTAAAATCTATTCAAAAGAGCTTGTTGAATTATTGTTTGAGCAACCTTATTGCAAGATTGATTTTCTTGTCAACAGAGATATCGCCAAGCATCAAACAGCTTCCAAATATCTTAAACAACTCTGTGAAATCGGCGTTTTAGAAGAAACGACAAAAGGAAGGGAAAAGTATTTTATAAATAAGGAACTCTGGCAAATTTTGACACATCAATAAAAATACCGCCAGCGCAAGGTTGACGGTAAGTAAGGTATAGATTTTTTGTTATCATCTGGATTCTTCCAGACAAATAAAAATTTTTAAGGAGTGTTTATGATGAAAAAACTAATTTTACTGGTAACTGCACTTACATTCTTGATTTGCAGTGTTGCTTCGGCAGCAGAGTTCCAACCCACTAAAAAAGTGGTACTCTTCTACAGAGTTTCTGATGCAATCCTTCAATCTCAAAATGACGCTGAAGACATTACCAAAGGACAAGAAGAATTTGAAAAAGAGCTGCGCAAGCATTATGGCAAACGCTTTTTAGTTCAAGATATAAAGCGCAACACCTACCCACCGACATCCAGTCCTGCATTTTACCAAGAGCTGATTAAGCCGAACCAAGTTCCCTTAATGGTGCAAATCGAACTGGCTGGCGAAACCACTACCAGCACCAATTATCAAAATGCTTATGGCGCACAGGCAACTGGCTATGCTCCTGCTATCAATGTTCATTTAAGCGAAGCACTACCTAGAGCAAACAGCAAAGAGTTTGTTAATGTCGATTAT